ATAATAATAATATAAAAGCAAAGTATGGCAACAGATTAATACCCATCGAAGCACTAAGTGTAGACGGCGCAAACAGCATACCAAATGCACACCTTGATCTTGTGTTTATAGATGCCGATCACAGTTATGAATGGGTTAAAAAAGATATTGCAGCATACAAACCTAAGCTCAAACTAGGCGGCTGGCTAACTGGACACGACATTGATTTTCCTGGTGTTAATCGTGCTGTAAACGAAGTAATTCAAAATTACGATGTTGGAACAAACAATGTGTGGTTGACAACTGTGTAATTTTATTATAATATAGCAATATGAAGAAAAATTTGTTAGTTATTGGCCACGGCAGACATGGCAAAGATACTGTCTGTGAAATACTACGCGATAAGTATGGTTATAGTTTTGAGAGCAGTTCGCAATTCTGCTCCAAGTTGTTTATCTACGAGCAGTTAAAGGACAAATATGGATACGATAATGAAGAACAGTGCTACGCTGACAGGCATAATCACCGAGCAGAATGGTATGATGCTATCTGCAATTATAATGTACCTGATGCAGCGACTCTAGGCAGAGAAATGTTTAAAGCCTACGATATCTATTGTGGGCTACGCAACAAGCGTGAATTCTTTGCAATGCAAAACACTGGTGTATTTGATTATGCTATTTGGGTTGACCGCAGTATGCACCTTCCTCCCGAATCAAACGACTCAATGAGCCTAGAACAATGGATGGCAGATTTTACTATTGATAATAATGGATCATTAGAAGATCTTAAGTTCAATATTGACCAATTAATGAATTATATTCATAAACTGTAGTGTTAATGGTCCGTTAAACCGTATTTTCTCCACAGATCAGCTAAATAATAGTAATAACAGATGATCCATAGGAGAGAATTAAAATGGCATTAGTATCACCAGGCGTTCAGGTTTCAGTTATTGATGAGAGTTTCTACACTCCAGCTGAGCCAGGAACAACCCCTATTATTTTTGTAGCAACAGCCGAAAATAAACAAAACGGTGCAGGCACAGGAATTGCACCAGGCACACTAGCAGCAAATGCTGGTAAAGTATATTTGTTAACTTCGCAGAGAGATCTTGTAGAAACATTTGGCGATCCAACTTTTTATACAGATGCAAACAACAACCCAATTAACGGTGGCGAACAAAATGAATATGGATTGCAAGCAGCATATTCATATTTAGGTGTAAGCAACAGAGCATACGTTGTTCGTGCAGACATTGATTTGTCGTCTCTAAGTGCTAGTGCAACTGCAACCGCAGATAATCCAGCAAACGGAACATATTGGTTAGATACACAAAGCACAGGTTGGGGTATTTTTGATTGGAATAGTGCTGCAATTAGCACAACAGGCGGTCAAACGTTTACTTCAAAATCTCCTACTATTATTACAGATTCGACACAAACTAGTGGAAGTTCACCATTTACTCCAAAAGGCAGTGTCGGCGCTATCGGTGAATATGCCATTACCGCAGTTAGCAATGTAATTAGACTATGGTACAAAACTTCAGGTAACACTAGTGCAGGTGTTGCAGCAGGCGATTGGGTACAAGTTGGTAGCCAAGAATGGAAGCTAAGTTGGCCAATGGTATCATCTACTTCAAATGGCTCTGGTTTAGCATCATCGCAAGATTTTGTAATCGGAACACCTGACAGTGCAAATATTACAGTTACTACAACAGGTAGTACACTTGTTTCACTAGCAGCCGATATTAACACAGCAGCTAATGCTAGCGGCATTTATGCAAACATAGTTGACGGTGTACTAAGCCTATATACAAACGGCGATTTACACGATCAGATTACATTAACAGATGGTACAGGAACGCCACTTGATAAAGTAGGAATTGCCGACGGTACATACCTTGCACCGTCACTGCAAATCAGCAAACACACAAGCGTACCTACATTTAAAAGAACAGACAATACAAGTACAGTATACGGCAGACCAACAGGAAGTATTTGGGTTAAAACAACTGAACCAAATGCAGGTGCTCGTTGGAGAGTAAGTTCATGGAGTTCGTCAACAGAAACTTGGGTATCATCAGATGCACCAATTGCTCCAAACAACCAAACTGCAATATATGATTTAGATAGAGCAAACGGTGGTACAGGTCTTGTACAAGGCGATCTTTATGTACAATCAAATTTAGATGCAGCATTAAGTGCTGGTAACGCAGATGCTCCAGTAGTAGACTTTAAAATCTTTAGACGTGCTGCAACCGGCGCAACAACTATTACTAGTTCAAAAGTAGCGGCTGCAACAGTAACATCTGGCACATACGAAGTGTATGTTCAGGAAACATTAAAAGGCGATACTAACCTAACAAGTGCTGCAACTGTAAGCATTACTGCAACAGGTTTAGCAACAGATGCAGACGTTATTGCAAAAGCATTTAACGATGCAGGATTTGTAAATGTAACAGCAAGTGTTGATAGCCAAAACCGTGTTGTAATTACACACAAATTAGGCGGCGATATTATACTAGTTGACCAAGATGGAATACTAGGCGATATTGGATTTACAACAGCTGGTACAACTCCTACTGCAAACTACTACAGCGAAGGCGGAAACCAATACAGAGTAAGTCTTTGGAAGCCATTGGTTTATACATCAAGCAATGACGCACCGACAGCTATTGCAGCAGACGGCGCATTGTGGTATAGCAGCATTGTAGACGAAGTTGACATTATGATTCACAATGGTACTACATGGGTAGGTTATCACGATGCTACCAACGGTTATCCAGGTGCAGATCCAGCAGGCCCTATTGTAGCAGCAAGCGAGCCAACTGAACAGTCAGACGGTAGCGCTCTAGTTACTGGTGATATTTGGGTAAGCACAGCAGATCTTGAAAATTATCCAACTGTATACGTTTACAATAGTATAATTGCAGCAGCTGGTTCAAATCCATGGGTAGAAGTAGATACAAGTGATCAAACTACTGAAAATGGTATACTATTTGCAGATGCACGTTATAACACAGCAGGCGCAAACAGTGACGAAGCAGGCGATATTGCAGATCTACTTGTAAGCGATTATTTAGATCCAGATGCACCAGATCCAGCACTATATCCAAAAGGTATGTTGTTATGGAACCTACGCAGAAGCGGATTTAACGTCAAGCGTTTTGAGCGTAACTACATTGATGTAAATGCAGACAACGAACGCTTTAATAGTGGCGAAGCAATGACAAACTATTATCCACACCGTTGGGTAACTGAATCAGCTAATGATGCAGATGGCAAAGGTAGCTTCGGACGTAAAGCACAACGTAAAGTTATTGTACAATCACTACAAGCAATGCTAAACAGCAACGAAGATATTCGCGACAACGAAACACGTTTGTTTAACTTAATGGCAACTCCAGGTTATCCAGAACTAATTGGCGAGATGGTTACACTAAACTACGATAGAGGCTTAACAGCATTTATTGTAGGCGATAGTCCGTTCCGTTTAACACCTGATGCAACTTCATTAAGTCAGTGGGCAACTAACGTAGCACTAGCAGTTGAAGACAACGATGATGGTCTAGTAAGCAGAGATGAGTACTTAGGCGTTTATTATCCAAGTGGCTTTACAAGTGATAATGCAGGTAACAATGTAGTTGTTCCTCCAAGCCACATGGTACTACGTACTATTGCACTAAACGACCAAGTTGCGTATCCATGGTTTGCTCCAGCAGGTACAAGACGCGGTGGTGTAACTAACGCAACTGCAACTGGCTACATTAGCAGCGAAGGTGAATTTGTAAGTGTTGCACTTAACGAAGGTCAAAGAGACACACTATATGCAAACAACGTTAACCCAATTACATTCCTAACAGGAGCAGGTTTAACAGTGTTTGGTCAAAAGACTCGTGCAAGAAATGCAAGTGCGCTAGACAGAGTAAACGTAGCAAGATTGGTTGTATATTTAAGAAGCCAGTTAAACAGTCTAGCAAAACCATATTTGTTTGAACCAAACGATAAAATTACACGTGATGAAATCAAACAACAGGTTGAAAGCCTAATGGTCGAACTAGTTGGACTAAGAGCACTATATGACTTCTTAGTTGTATGTGATGAAACAAACAATACTCCAGCTAGAATTGATAGAAACGAACTGTACGTTGATATTGCAATCGAACCAGTAAAAGCAGTAGAATTTATTTACATTCCACTACGCTTGAAAAATACAGGAGAGATCTCAGGTCTTTAATATCATAAAGTAGGGGGTAAAATAAAAACCCCCTACAAATGATAAATACTTGTGTATTAAGGAGAAATAATTAGATGGCAATCTCAACTCTACTAAATTTAACAGTACCATTAGCGAATGACAGTAGCTCAAGCAGCCAAGGCCTGCTGATGCCAAAGCTACAGTATCGCTTCCGTGTTACTTTAGAAAACTTCGGTGTTTCAAAAGAAACTCAAGAACTAACAAAACAAGTTATTGATGCAGGAAGACCGACACTACAATTTGATCCAATTGTTCTTGAGGTTTACAACTCTAAAGTGCACCTTGCAGGCAAGCACACATGGAATACTGTAAACATTACACTACGCGACGATGTAAACGGAAGTGTACAAAAAATGGTTGGTGAACAACTACAGAAACAATTTGACTTCTTTGAGCAAGCAAGTGCTGCAAGTGGTATTGATTATAAGTTCGTAGAACGCATTGAAATACTAGACGGTGGCAACGGTGCTAACACACCGGGTGTACTTGAAACTTGGGAACTATACGGTTGCTTCTTAACAAACGTAGAATACGGTTCACTTGCATATGCAAACAATGATGCAGCAACAGTTACATTAACTATACAATATGACAATGCTGTACAGCTAGGTATCGGCGTTGGAATCAACGGTACAAAGCAGAAGCGTTCTCTAAGCAACGCAGGCACAACAGCAACTGGTTAATAATAACTAAGATTGCCATTATACATCAGAGGAGCCGAAGGGCTCCTTTTTTGTTAATATACGCACTTTATACAGTGAGATAAATACATTATGTCGAAGTTTACACCTTTTTTTGATAACAACAGTAGAGCTGGTACCTTAGCAGATTTTGCACATGCGGATGCACTATACATTCGCAACAATATGCGTTTGAGTCCAAAAACTAAATTTCTTTACCATGTAGTATTTGATGTTAATCAAAACGCATTAGCTAGTTTAGGAAGAACTGTACAAAGTCTTCTAAACAAAAGAGAATTTAATTTACTTGTTGAAAGTGTTGATTTGCCACGTTACAATGTAGAAGTAGATGAAAAAAATCAGTACAATAGAAAAAAATTAGTACAAACGCGAATTAGATACGAACCAATACAGATGAGTTTTCACGACGATATGGCCGGGCTAACTACACTTCTTTGGGAATCGTATTTTAGATACTATTTTCAAGATCCTAATTATGCTACAAAAAATAGTAGAGGACAACCTAATACAGGTGTACCACAATCGTATTATGATTCTATGTACAAAGGCGAAGATGCAAACAGTTTTAAATACGGGTTAGATAACAACAAAGCAAGACACCAGCCATTCTTTAACAGCATTACAATTAACCAGTTATATTCAAATAATGCTCGTCCAGAGTTTACATCATTTACTCTAGTAAATCCTATAATTACAAATATGAATCATGACACGTTAAGTCAAGGCGATAATACATTTACCAAAAACAATTTGAGATTTCAATACGAGGCTGTATTATACGGCCGCGGAAGAACTAGCGTTGATGAACCAGCAGGATTTGCTGATCCTAGTCATTATGATTTATCGTATGGCGCATTAAACGGTGATAACAGTGTTGCTGATTTATTTACAGTTGGCGGATTAGTTAATGGTATATCAACTGTGTGGAATGATGTACGCAACGGCGAAGTTGATTTAAACACTATATTGACTGGCATACGTACATTGCAAAATTTACAGAATTTACAATCTGATACAGTATCTCCTAATTTAGTAGACATTAATAGAGTAACACAAACATCTGGATTTGTATTGCCTAAAACACAAACAGAGAATACAATAACGCAAACAACCGCAGTGAGAACAAGATAATGAGTAGTATTTCAGATCCAAGTATTAATAAATCTACAGATAGTGCAGGCGAAGTAAAAGAATTTTTTAACAAATATTTTAGTAAAAAAATTAGTATAACTAGTAACCAAGTAGATAGTGTTGTAGGCTTCTTCCAAAAAAGAGGGTTCGATACTAGTAGTGCAACCGCAGTAGCGTCGGTACTTCTTCAGCAAGCAAAAATAGATAATGTAAATATTTTTAAATTATTAGATACATTAGAAGGACTTAACGAGGTTAATATTAGTAAATTAGTTGCTACTATTTTAAATAGCAATAGAAGTAAAATAAGCAGTATAGGATACAAACTTGCAAATACTTCAGTGACCAGCGAAAAAAGAAATATTGTTTTATAATGGCAAGATTTGCACAAGGAAAATATGCACTAAAAAACCCTGAAAAATATATAGGAGGTCGTACTCCTACATATCGTAGTAGTTGGGAATTTGCGTTTATGCGTTTTTGCGATATGAACGAAAGTGTTACAAAGTGGGCAAGTGAAGCAATACGTATTCCATACAGAAATCCTTTAAGTGGCAAAATGACAATTTATGTTCCAGATTTTTTTATTGTGTATGTTGACAAAACTGGAAAACAGCAAGTTGAACTAATCGAAGTTAAACCTAGCAATCATACCCACAAAGAAAGTCTAGGAAATAGCAGGCATAACAAATTACATTATGTTGTTAATCAAGCCAAATGGGCCGCAGCTAAAGCATACTGTAAACAAAAAGGCATGGTGTTTCGTGTAATTAACGAAGGAGATATTTTCCATCAGGGTAAAAAACGATGAATGTATTATTTGTTCATATACCTAAAACTGCTGGTGGTAGCATATATCGCTGGTGGAATACAAATCTAGCAGATAGCAAATTTCAGTTAATTAGAAATAAACATCTAACAGCATCAGATGCTACACAGCAATATGATACAAGTTTTACAGTTACAAGAAATACATACAATAAACTAATAAGTTTATATGTATTTCAAGAACACAAGTGTTATCAAAAAATAAGAAAAAATTATAAAATAAATTTTTATAACAATATACTCGATGCTTGGAACAAAGGTATTGTTTATTATTTACAATATGCAATCGATAATGAATTTAATGGAGTAAAATCTCAAGTTGAATATATTCAAGGTGTAGAACATATATTGTCTACAGAAAATTTAAAAGAAGATTTTAAATTAATACAACAATGGTCAAACTGTAATACTCCATTAGAAAAAAATGTCCATGTAGGTCAATACAATAAAGATAATTTTTTGACCAAAGATTACGTAAGATTTATTGAAAAAAATTTCGAAGAAGAAATAGAATTATTTAACTACAAACCATATTGATAAATAATAGTAGCATATAATGGAAACTACTATGACAAAAAAACTTGAAGAAATGTTAAACCTGCCAGACAACAAAGATATTGTTGAACCAAAACTTGACAAAAAAGAAACTGCTATTGTCGAACAAGAAGATACCTTTAGAGACATTGCAGAATTAGATAAAATATCAAGTGCATTGCCAGCTGTAAAAGGACTAGGCGAACTAGCTGACAAAGAACTCAACGAAGTAGCAGACAAAGCAATGAGTGCATATGAAGATTTAATGGATCTTGGTATGAACGTAGAAGCACGTTATAGCGGCAGAGTATTTGAAGTTGCAGGCGGTATGCTTAAAACTAGTCTAGACGCAAAAGTTGCTAAACTAGATAAAAAACTTAAAATGGTTGAACTACAACTTAAAAAAGAAAAAATGGATCGCGATAGTGGCAATTCAGACGGCGACCTGGTCAACGGAGAAGGGTATGTTGTTACAGATAGAAATAGTCTTTTAGAGCGTCTAAAAGGACTAGATAAAGATAAATAATAATAATAACAGGATCCAATAACTATGAAAACATTTACTGAATACTTGAATGAATCAAAGAAAGTCTATTCTTTTAAGGTAGGCGTTGCAGGCGAACTGCCTGAAAGTTTTGCTGACATGATGGAAACAGCATTACAAAAATATGGTGTAAGCAAAATGACTGCCGGAAAAAGAACACCAATACAAGAACGTCCATTAGACTTTCCGCAATTAGAAAACTGCAACGTAACATATTACGAAGTAGATTTAACATACCCAACTACTGTACAAGTATTACAAGAATATATTGGACAATGCTGCGGTGTAAAACAAAGTCATGTTATAGTTAGAAATCCAAATGAACCTCAAGAATTATATCAACAAGAATCAACAGATGCAGAATATGTTGCAAAACTAACTGTCGAAGATATGGGCGGCGAAAGTGCTCAAGATGCTGTTGGTACAAATAAAGTAATGGATCTGTTAAAAGAATTAGAATCTGCACGTAAAGAACGCAGCAACGATTATGTTGGTGATGCTCCAGTTGGTGAGAGCAAAGACATTGGCGATGTAGAAAATACAAAAAGTCCAATAGGAGCATAACATGAAAATTAATGAAGTAACACAAAGAACAATAGTTAACGAAGTAACTGCTGACGAATTACGTGCAGGTTTACAAAGCAGATTAAGCTCAAGAGATTACGAACGCACTATGAGTTGGATTGAAAACGATTTTAACAATCTTGCAACGCAAGCAGATGTAGATCGTTTTGTTGCTGATGCAGCAGCAGAAAGAGATAATTTTTGGCAGATGCCGTATGCACGAAATGCAAGAGATGCAATTTTTGCTTTAAACTCAGGTGCAGGCCGCACGGATGACACGCCAACTGGCGAAGAGCCTATTGTTCCGTTGGATACAGTAACACCAACTGGCGGATTACCTCCAGGACATGTTATACCTAGACCAAGTGGTGTAGCCGGTGGCTCGTGGGATAGACGTTATGGCGAAACACACAATCCAGACGGCTCACCAAAAGATGCACCGGAACCAGCACCAGAACCAGCACCGGAACCAGCACCAGAACCAGCACCAGCGCCAGCACCAGGCGGAACACCAGTAAGACAAGATCCAGAAGCAGGTGATGGTCCAGAACCTTCGCAACCAGCAGGAAATAACTTTACATTGTCAGGTAACCTGCGCAGAGGTA